CTTCATCGTGGACTTGAGGATACCGGGGTTGGAACATCCTTCCATCTTCAGCCTCGCCGTGATGGCGTCGCAGATGATCTTGTCGGCTTTTTCCTTGTCTTCGCGCTCGTAACGCTCGCGGAGCTTCCTGGCCCATTCGGGTTCAGGCATGTCCACGGGCTTCGGAGGCTCCGGCACGGTGTCGTCATCAGGCTTCTGCGTCGGGTTTTTCTCCTTGTAAGCATCGAAGGCGCGTTGAGTGTCGGTCCGTTTCTGGATCTCCGCGTCCCGCATCTTCTGGAGTTCGAGTGCGATTGACTCCATCGTCGCGGCATCAGCGACAGCCGCATCGACCTCATCCTCGCTTGTAACCGTCTTTTCTCTCGCCGAGGCAATCCGGTCAATAGCCTCATTGCTCAATCCAAAGCGCTGATACTTCGTCTTGAGCGCACTTGCGATTTTTTCTTTGAACATGTTTTCAATGAACTGTTAGGTTATACAAAAGCCCGAAGCGGAAACCCACAAGGGATTTCTACTCCGGGCCTGGCTGGTTGTCTGGCAACTCTCGCGACCTCTATGCGCGCTCAAAAGGCGCTATCGTATGTCCTGCAAGGTGATCTCGCTGATCCTCTTGCAATGGGGGCATCTGACGGACAGGGACAGCCGCCCTTCAAGGCGCTGGACACGCACAGGAAAGGTCTTTCTGCAAACGGGACAGGTTATCTGGACGCCCGTTTTCTCGGTCTTTGCCTCCATACGCGGACAAATATATCGCTTTCGTATCAATATATGTCAAAAATTATTGACAATTATTGATGAAATATCCGCATCTTTGCGACAAATGAATGCCGCAGCGTCCATAAATGAGCGCCAGCACCTCGATCCCGTGTTCCTTGAGCAGGGAATGGAGGTGTATACCTACGACTATGTGGAAGAGATAAGGAAGGAGAACCTGGAGCTGAAACGAAGCGGGAAACGGGTCTATAACCTCGTACCACAAGCCGGATTCCAGGAGAAGGTGCTTACAAGCGAAGCGGACATCATCATCTGTGGAGGACGTCGCGGCGCCGGAAAAACTTTCGTATCACTATTCGGCGCCCTTGAATACGCGGAGAATCCGGACATAAACATGTATGGCTTCCGCCGTTTCGAGAACGATGTACGACGCGGTATCTGGAGGAGCGGCAAACAGGTCTTCCGTGGCTTCGCCAACTTCGCAGATACTGCCTTCGAGGCGAAGTTCTTCAACGGAACAGGGGCAACGATGAAGATGGAACACCTGGCCGACCTTACGAAAGTCAAGGACCGTTTCCGTGGAGCCGAGATGCCGTATATCGTCATCGAGGAACTTGCGGAGTTCACGAAAGACTCCATGAGCGTCGTGTTCGACCTTATCGGGTCCAACCGAAGCACTACCGGACTCCCAACCAGGTTCATCTGTACTTGCAACCCGGTGGGACGCTCTAACAAGCTACGCTGGTTCCTGGACTGGTGGATAGACCCGGAGACCGACGAGGCGATACCGGAAAGGTCTGGGAAGATACGCTACTTCTGCCGATACGGTGAGGATGTGATGGAGATAGCCTGGGGGGACACGCCGGAAGAGGTCTACGAAAACCCCAACGCGAAACGGAAGATATCGCAGCTGACCGAAAACCCTGAAAGGGATTATTCGGACTACATTACCTCCGTGACGTTCATAGATGGAGACTATGCGGAGAACAAGATCCTCCAGGTGACGGATACAAAGTACATGAACCGTATCTCTTCCGGAGGCTCGAAGTCCGTCATCAACGATATCCGTGGCGTCTGGAGGGATGTGGACGATACCGGGGCGCTCATCACGATGAACGATATGAACCGCTTCTTCGAGAACACCCCGCAAGTGAACGGCGTCCGGGTGGCCGGTGGTGACATAGCGCTCCGGGACGACTGGCTCGTACTCTGGGCGATGGACGGGATGCACATAATAGACCTCTTCGCCAAGAAGTACGTCACCTCGGAGGACGTCATCCCGATCATCCTGGATTTCCTGAAAAAGAACGGAGTCCCGAAGGAAAACTTCGCGTTCGACGTGAACGGCATCGGAAACTGGCTCAAGCAGTCGGAAGAGATGGTAGGTTGCTTCGGTTTCGACAACAAGGCGCCGGCGAAGGACAAGGCCTCGTACAACACCAGGAAATCGGAGTGCGCCGGTATGCTCATCGACGCCCTCCAAAACGGGAAGATGTCCATCGACGAAGGAATCCTTCGCCAGTCCTTCACGGAAAGGAGGGTCCCTTTCACGGTCCGCGACAAGCTCGTAGAGGAAAGGATCGTCCTGAAATGGAAAGACGACGAGAACCCGAAGGCGCTCATTAAGAAAACCGACATGAAGTTCCTTATCGGACACTCTCCGGACTGGATAGAGGCGCTCATCTACTGCATCGACCGCGTGGACAACGCGAAGAAATCCAGGAAGGTGCGTCGCGGTGACTGGTCTTGGTTCGGAATGTAGAACACTAAAAATAGAGATATGAGACTCAAACCATCAATCAGGGTGATGACTCCGGAACAGATACTCCGGAAGACGCCCTTCTCCATCCCCATCCCCTCCGGTGTCGGGGTTGTAGGGAACGCAAGGCTACTCTCGCCTGGGACGGTATATGTGAACCCGCTGGACAACGTTCAGAGGACCATCAGGACACAGGCGGACTTCGTTCGGGAATACCACCCGTCCTCACATGCGATCAACAACATCAAATACTACCCGAATACGATGTACGTCAATCGGGAGACCGGGGCCTACCAGGCGAAGGTGCGCTCCCGCATCGCCGTCGGCTTCCAGCAGTACATCCACCTCCAGAGGAAGGAGGCCCTCCTCGGGAACAACGTCGGAATGAGGCTCGTCTCCGGGGCGACTGACCCCTCGATGATCGACCGTCTTGCCTTCTTCCGCGAAGGATGGGAGGACAAGGATATGGAGGTGGCCGTGAACAAATCCATCGGTGCGGATTTCCTCACCGCAGATACCGCCGTATATGTCTACATGGATGAGGGAAAGGTACGCTGGAGGGTATTCTCCTATAACGACGGCGACGTCCTCTATCCGCATTACGACACCCTCACGGGCGACCTGTCCCTGTTCGGGCGGCTGTATTACCAGAGCGACTGGGACGGTAACACCAGGCAGTACCTGGACGTCATCGACAAGACCCACTTCGTGACCTACAGGCAGGACGAGAACAACGAAGGATGGGAAATGGAGGGAGAACCCGTACCGCACGGATTCCCTTACTGCCCGGTCGCGTACCACCGTTCCGATAACGGTCCCGTGTGGACGGCATCGCAGTCCCTCATCGACGGGTGGGAGATCGCCCTATCGCAGTTCGCGGAGAACAATGCCGCCTATGCCCTCCGAATCCTCTACACGCTGGGTGGTGACTTCGAGATGATGTCCAACGTGGACGGGACTCCGGCCCGCATAGATTCCATTGATCCCAACGCGAAGGTGGGATTCCTGGAGCCAGCCGCCGGCGCCGACGGAGCATTCGTGAAACAGCTCGAACTGATGAAGAAGGAGATCCTCCGTGGATCGTTCGTAGTGGAGACCCCGGAGATCAAGTCCGGCGCCGACATCTCCTCCAGGACGGTCAAGATGCTGTTCGCAGACTCCTATATGAAGGCGATGTCCGACTCTATGGAGTACCAGGGTTTCCTGAACCGGATCTCCGACCTGTTCAAGTTCGGTTACTTCATGGAGAAGGGTCGCGTGGCTGAAGTGGAGTCCTTCAAGGTGAAGACCTACCTCGACCCGTTCATCTTCCTGTCCGAGAACGACGTTATCGCCGGCATCCAGCAGCTCGTCACATCCGGAGCGATGTCCGTCAAGACCGCGACCGAACTTGCCTACAACATCGGATATTCCTCGCCGGACGAGGTGAAGCGCATCACCCAGGAGGCCCACGATGAGCTGGTGGCGCAGGAACAGCTCCAGGCCGCTTCCGTCGCAAGGCAGAACCCCGTAGCACAATCGCGCGTAAATGCTGAATAACGAACTCGTCGCGTCGAAGACGGCGGCCTACAAGAAGGATTCCCGCAAGGAGTTCGACAAGGCCGTTGCAGCACTCATAGCACTCGCGTACAGGTACAGGAGGTTCGGCGCGGAGTTCCTCTGGGACAAAGACCCGGAACTGGAGATGGAGGCGAACCGCATCTGCCGGGAGCTGTCCGACGCACTCGCACAAAGGGCGAAACTGACCGCCGCGGCGATCATGGAGGATTCCCTTGCCGAATACGATTTCGACGAGGCATGGGATGCCGAAACCGGTGACGATTTCGTCCCGGTCATCACTCGCTTCGACCAGCAGGGCAGTTTCCTGAAAGAACTCCTGGAGGTGTGGATCGCACTCGCCTTCGTGCATTCGCTAACACAGGGGGAACTGCGGGTTCTTATTTCGCGCTATCTCGCGAATCCGTTCACGTCGCCGCTTTGGAAAGACCTACCGAAAGACATCCTTGCGTGGGGAAGGGGATACTCGAAGGATATAGCGTCACAAATTGCCGTTATCGGCCAGAACGCAATCATCGCGGCAATTAGAAACGCGGAATGGCAAGACGCTATGGCGAACGGAGCATCCTATTACATCCGCCGGCGTGGTAGTTACTACGATTGCCCGGACTGCGACGAGCTATGCGGGTATCCCATCCCGATAGAACAGCCGTTCGTGTTCCTCCATTCGAGATGCTGTTGTCTTGCGGAGTATCACTTTGAACCGATGCCGTTATGAGATTCAAGGGAAAGTTCAACAACAAGAAGATGGAAACCCCGGACGGGGTATTCGACTCCAAGGGCGAATGGCAGAGGTGGCTATTCCTCAAGGACGCCGAGAGAAACGGCCAGATAAGACAGTTGGAGCGTCAGGTCAAGTTCACCCTCATCCCGACCCAGTACCGCACGGAAATCGTGCATTTAAAGACCAAGGACAAGGAAGTCCAGCGGGTTGCGGAGCGGGAGATAACCTACACGGCTGATTTCGTGTACAGGAAACTCAAGAAGGTAGTCCCGGTCGGACTGTTCGGAGATGCGGAGGTCTGGGAAAGGGTGGTAGAAGATTTTAAGGGGTGGCCTAATGACAGGTGGCCCTTAAAGAAAGCCATGATGCTCTACTTCCACGGGATAGCGATCCGGGAGGTCAAGAAGCCGACCGAGCCGATTTGATTTGGAGAAAAGAAAACTATTGCATATCTTTGTATCGGTTAATGCAACAGCATAACTCGAAAATTTAAGGTTCGGCCCGTCAGCTATGGCGGGCTTTTTCATTGTTCAAGAGTGGATTTTGTTCATCGTGATGATGAATTGACGATTATTGTCCCCTCAAAACACCACGACCATCGACGGGAACGGAGCGCCCTGCCTACTTTCGTTGAAGTGGAGACGCCCACGCAGGAAACGGATCTCCCTCGCCTTGTGGTAGATGTAGTCGTGGAAGTAGGAGGTGTCCGTCCTGGCGGGGATGAGCATCACGACGAGGGTGTCCGGCTTGAGGGATTCCTCGTAGCATTTCCGCACCCATTTCGGGAGTTCCCTGCCGTATGGAGGATTGCAGAACACTCTCTGCCCCCCCCAGTTCTGCGTAAGTCCGTCAGTATCAATGGTATAGTGTTTCTCGCACTTGGCGTTTTCGTCCGTACTGCACGGGTCGAGGTCGAAATGGAACTCGGCATCGAGGGAGGCGAACAGGCTCTTTGGCGTCGCCCATTCGTTCGTATTGGAAGAAAACAGCCCCGCGTTAATCATTTTCCGACTTGCATCTAAACACTCTCTTGCACCAATCGCAGAAGGTGAGCCAGGTTGCGTAGAGCCAGCCCTTGAAGGTCAGCCCATAGACATACGGAACTCCGTCCTTGTAGAGAATCACCTTCTTCCCGAAAATCATTTCCCCTCCTCCGCCAGTTTCTTGACCTCCTCCTCGAACTCCGCCATCTCCTGAACTTCGCGGGCAGCCTCCGCGTCATCCGCATCGGGATTGAATCCGTACCAGTCCGGATGCCGCTTCAAAGCATCCTCCGTGGACTTGATAAGCTCCTGCACGAAGCCGTCGTCCGGGACTACGGAAAGGAGCGACCACATCACGGCAATCCAGGTCTTGATGCTGTTCTTCCCCTCGTCCCCCAACTCCAGGAGGTTGGTAATCCAGATGCCGAGGGGCATCCGCTTGAGGAGACGGATCTTGTAGCAGGAGTTGAGGTCGGTGACGGAGACGTAGCCGTTGTCCCCCTCGTCACGGACGAAGAAGTTGCCGATTCTGGTCTCGCCTTTCTCCAGGCGGACTTTGCCATCCTTGTTTACTCTCATATCAGTTCTATCTCTTTTTCAATCCTCTCCCTTTCCGCCAGGAGCTTCGCCATCTCCGCCTGATACTCACACTCCACATCTTCCCGGCTTATATCGCGCTGGAATACGGCCTTTCCATTAAACCGCTTGCTTATCGTAACGAGGAATCGGTCGTCCTTGCCCCCGTCGTACAGTTCCTTTCCCCACATTTCGGCCCATCCTATACGTCTTTCGTTTTCGTAGTAGTCCGCCCGCAGTTTGTCGAACCGCTCAATCTGTTCCTTTGTCATGGCTATTCAAACACTTTCCGGTAATGTTCGCAAAGGGCCTTCCGGGTGGGGAAAACCTCGCAGTTCAGGAAGACGTAGGGCTTCTCCCGGTTCCGCAGACGGATTTGGCAGAAGTGGGTGTCGATGCTCACCAGGACTCCCTTCTCGATCATCCCCGTGTTGTACATCGCCTGGGAACACCACACCCAGCATTCGTCACCTACTTTCATATATCAATCGGTTAAGTTATCTTATCTCCTCAACGAACCAGACGTTCCTCCCGTCCATCCTGTCCCACCTGGAGCATTGGATGTCGTTGCAGTTCACGATCGTCCCGTCCACCGAACACCTCCTGAACCAACAACCCTTGCAGGCGGCCGAGAAGGAATGGACGGGCCTCCGTTCGACACAGCGCAGGCGCACCCCGTAACGCTCCACTATCTCTCCGACGGGAACGTACCTCGTAGGAAGCGACCGAGACCTCGGCGATACGAACTTGTCATCCATCGGCACAAAGATAACAAGTCAATCAATAAATGTCAATATTAATTTGCGATTGTTGATAACATTTCGTATAATCGTGGCCGAACACAACAAACATAGACTTATGGCGGGCAACCGCGCAGAATCACCCCTGGTGTGTTAGTTGTGTTCCACATCGGGGGTGATTTTTAAAATCTATGAGCAGAAACCAAATCGAAATGCTGACGAGAGTCATCGCATTGTCCATCGCGGACGGAGACGCTGAAAAGGCGGAAGAAATCATCAAGTGGGCATCCAAGGGCCAGGGGGCGGAAGTGGAAAAGAAACCAAGGGATGCGACATCATCCTTCATCAAGAGATACCTGACCCCGTATGCCCCCTACGACAAGGAGAAGATAGAACGCTTCATCGGGCGGGTAATCGTGAAAACGCCGGAGAACATAGACTTCCAGGTCGTGAAGAACACGGTTTCCAACATGCCGTACTCCGACTTCCTGAACACGGTCTATTGGAGGGGTGTTTCGCTTTTCATCAAGCGGAGGGACGGATTCAAATGCGCCTCCTGCGGATCGACGGAGAAAATCGAGGTACACCACAAGACCTATGAGAACCACGGAGACGAGATACACAACCTCGCCGACCTGACGACGCTCTGCGAGAAATGCCACAGGGATGAACACTCCGCAAAGGAGGAGCCAAAAGAGGAGCAGAATAACCCGCCCGTCACAACGCAAGGGGTAAGGAGAGTCCCCAAGGTTGGTTCTGCGCTTTCCATGGCTGCGATTATCAACAAAAATAATGATCGGCCACCAAGGAGGCCGTCAATACGTGCGGGCTGGGGACGTATGATTGAAGGGTATTCGCGCCAAGAAAAATTTCACTCCTTGCTTTCAAAATCAAAACTTGACATTGAGGACGTGGCCGGCAAACGGATTGTTACCTTCTTTGTGGATAAATACATGATTAAACAATGGATAGAGGATAAATATCTCCGCGAAATGGAATGCGCTCTCAAGGAAGCGACCAGGGATCAAAACATCGAATTGAGAGTTAAGTCCGAGCAAACGCGGGAAGAATTTATGAGGCAACGTAGAAAATGAGAACCTTCATCAAGCTTTACGACGATTTCTTTGAACTCCAGATGCCGATGGAAGAAAGGATAGTCCTTGCGCTTATTACCCAGATGACCGAGAACGGACTCGGATACTGGGCCGGATACAAGGCGATGGCCGACCGGCTTCACATGAAGAAGTCAGAATGCAAGCGGTACATCGAACTCCTCGTCAGGGCGGGACTCGTCACCGTCACCACCGAGAGCATCAACCATAAGACAAGGAGGGTTTTTCGTGCGAAACGGCCTTTTTGACTCACGCGCTGGCGTGGGTGTATTATACGCGTGGGTGCGGGCGCAGATAGAACAAAATAAAGCCTATGCTTCTATATTTAGAAAATAATAAAGAAATAAAAACCTATACAATGCCCTTCGTGCAAAATGCCAGGTTTTTGTATTTGAGCCATCACTTTCTTCCGCCGATGTCAACTCCAGTCAACGACTCTATGCCAAAAATGCCCAAATTTCGCTTTTCGCAACAAAGACGATAAATTCCTCGCTTAAGTAGAGAAAGTCCGAAATTCGGGACTTTAGGCCGTAAGGATTGTACGCTGGAGAGAAGTCCAGGACTCTATGCCGAAAGTGAGGAAAGAAAAATAAAAAAATTTAAAAAATGAAAAGTCAATTTGAGAATTTTGGAAAAGCAAATTGAGAGCGTAGGGTTGGGGTATGTTTAGTATCCGATTTGTCCCCCTGGGGGGCCTTCATCGGGCAAAAAATCGTTACTTTTTGTAACAAAAGTAACTATTATTCAGGCTGGCGCTCGTTTTTCGCTTTTCTACGCTGGTATAATGGGCAATTATGACAGCGCAAAGGACTATAAAAACGCTGTATCTGGTTATCTTTGGCGGCCTGGCGGTCGTCTCTTTGGGTCTGTTGTATTGCTTTAATGGCATCTAACTGCGTTTTTGGGTCGTCCTGGGATTGAGCAATTATTTTGTTGATCTGCTTACGCTGGTTTGCAGGGTCGTAGTAATCAATCCGGGCGTTTTTCTCGTTTTCGGTGCGGTTACTTTCCACCTGCCTTCCTTCCTCTTCCTTTCTTCCTTCCATCTGGGCCGTTGCCTGGGCCCTGGTTGCCTGATCTCGACGTGCTAAAAATGTTAGTGCGTCGTTATAACTGTTAGTTATATCTTCTCTTTGCTTCCATCGTGTTACGATGGAATTATTAAGATTTCCGGCGTCCGTTTCAATTTCGGCCTTGTCTCTGCTTATTATATACGCTTCTTTCCATGTGTCAAGATATCCGGCCGCAAGAGCAAATATAACTGCTTTTTCTCTGGCTGTCGCTTTCTTCATCGGTGTACAATTTAGCTGTCAATCCTTCCCGGCCTTCCTTCCCGGGCCTGGTTTAAAATAGTTTCATCTCTTCCGGCGCTTTCTTTCTGGGCCTTCCGCGCTTCCTGGGCTTGTTTGCTTCGTCCGGTTGTTGCTGGTCTGGACAGGCGGCCGGGCTTGGATCGTCCGCCGGCCTGGGTGCCTGGTTGCTGGTCGGGACCGGTGCAAAGGTCGTTCCGCAAATAGGACAGCAGAAGACGGCCGGCCGGCCTTCCTCCGTCCGGATCTCTGGGGCCGGTGTCCTGAACTGTCGTAACGCTGTCAGCGGGGCCGGGTGTAATAGGACAAAAGCCGGTACACCTAAAACGGTTGCAATCCGTTCTATCGTGTCGAGCGTCGGGCTTCCTGTCAAAAACCGGTGCAAAGATTGTCGGGTTACATGCAGAGCGCTGGCGATGTCTGACAGTTGCCGGCCTTGGGCGTTGCATATTATTTTGACGTTTTGTCTTATCATGTCGCAAAGGTAGTATTTATTTTTGACTTTTCAACCCTGGGCCGGGCTTGTGCTGGGCCTGGTCTGTTCCGTTTCTCCCTTGTCCATCATTATTTTTGCTAAATGTTGCGTAAAAAAGTTACTTTTTATTTGATATATCAAATTAAATAGTTATATTTGTATCGGAATTAAGACACAAAGAACCTTTTAAATATTTCAGTTATGCGCTTTTCTCATTCCTTCCGTATTTATGTACCTTCGACAGTTGACGTAAACAAAAGCGTTGACAATACGGCGGCCGTCGCTGGCTGTCTGTCCTTCCTTTCGTCTCGTTTCGGCGGCGCTACGGCGTTGAATGCGTCCGGGGCTTGGGTTTCTGAATCTCTGGGCCTGGTCCGGGAAAATATTACTATTTGTTACGCTTTCTGTGGCCTCCGGGCCTTCCTCCGTGGCCGTCGGGCTGTCTTGGATTACGCAAAGGATCTGCGGGATTCCATGAAACAAGAGTGCGTTTCTGTCGAAATTGACGGCCGGCTGTACCTGGTGTAATTGTTTAACCTGGGGCCGGTCCTCCTGGCCGGCCTCGAAAAACCTTTCAAGTTATGCGTATTATTGAGCAAAAAGCTGCGGCGGCTTTCTTCGCCGGTCGGGATTTCTCCCTGTCAAATACTTCTGTCGTCGTCTCCGGCGGGATGGTCCGTTTTTACCTTCACGGGAATTTGATTGCACGCCGGCCTGAGTCTGACCGGCTGGCCGTCGAATACTCCGCCGGCGGTTATCACTCCCGGACTACTGCAAGCCGTCTCCGGTCCCTGGGCGCTGCTGTCCATATCAAAAACGGCCGGATCTGTCTGGCCGATGGTCGCGAAATTCGTTTTTCCTTCAATCCTTCCCGGGCTGGTTATGGCTGCTGATCTCCTTTTCGGCCTGGCCTGGCTGGGCTTTTGTTTCGGCCTGGTTGCCGCTGTCGTTGTCGTCCTGGCGTATCTTTACGGGTGTGTCGCTTCCCGTCGCAAATAAGCGCTTAATCCGGGTAACTTTGGCCGGTTTCCCGGGTTCCATCATCTAAAACAGTGTTAGTATTATGAAACAATTTGAATTTTATGTAATTGACAGCTTTACGCGTGCTTCTGGCGTGCGCTGTCTCCCTGGCCGGTCCCGGGTTGATGCCGTCCGGCGTGCTTCCTCTGAGCTGCTTTCCTGGCTGTCTCCGTTTGCGTCTCGTTGCCTGGTGTACGATTGCAAAGATACGCTTTTTGCCGTCGTGGATCGTGCCGCCGGCGTCTCCTTCCCTGGTGCCTGGCATTATGAGTATAAGGCCGTGGAAAATTCGCTTGGTTGGTCCGGCGGCGTTTCCGGTCCCTGGTGCCGGTCTTATGCTGGTGCGGTCTCCGCTGCTGCTGGTCGTGGTCTCCGTCCGGCCTTCCTGGTGGTCCGTCGTCGTCGTGTGTTCGGCCTGTAATGTTTAACCGGTCCCGGCTGGGCCTCCGTCCTGGGGACCTGGCCGGGCAAAAATCAAAGTATTATGCAAAGTATTATCTATCTTGACAGCTCCGCCGATCGTGCGAAGTACGGCGTATCTCCGTCCGTGCGGGCCATCTCCCTGGGCCTGGCCGGTTATCATTTCCTGACGTGTGCGGGATATTATGTTTTGTATTCAGGTAACGGGCGCACCTTCTGGGGCCGTCGCTAAATTTATGACGATATGAGAGAACTAATTTACGGATCGCCGGCCTGGTTCAAGGCTGTTTCAAAATGCGACGTTTACGAATATGTTGATAGTTGCGGCCGTGCCTGGCTGGTCGCGTATAATCATACCTTTTGCGCCAGAATACCGGCCTAAAGATTAACCGATAAACCGTTTAAATTTTCAAGTTATGAGCGCTTCTAATTTTTACTCTGTCAATTCCGCCGCCGTCTTCGCGGTAACTGATAACGGCCTGGCCTGTCGCCGTGTCAGAACTTCCGGCCGTCGTCGTGGCTGGGAGGACGTTTACAAGCTGGAGATCTGGGACCATTCCCGGAGCTACGGCGGCCGTTCCATCCTGGAAAAATCTTTCTCTGTCGCCCTTCCTGGCGGCCTGACTTACGAGCTGGACGGCGTAATTGTCCGCCGTTTCGGTTACTATTCCGGGGCATCCCTGGACTGGGACGTTAAATGCGACGCCGGGAGCCTGGCGGAGGATTTTCGCGGGGACCTGGACGAGCTGGCCGACGCCATCGCGGAGGACCTGATCGCCGATTATCGCTATTATTCAGGATGGAATAACGGCCTGGTCTCCATCTTCCGGCCTCGTATCCAGCGGGCCGTGTCCTCTGTCCTGGGGTCCATCCAGAAACAGGCGGACGCCCTTTGCGCCTGGGGGTGCGACGTCAAGCTCCGCTGTCTGTGGCATTTCTCGAACGGCGCCGGCGTGTACGTCCGTTCCTAAAAAAAGAAAGGGGGTGGGGGCTTGGCCGTCCCCATCCTCTCCAAGAAAAAACAAAGGGGCGGGGGCCATCCTCTCCGGGCCGTCGCTCCAGAAAAAAGAGAAGGGGAGGGGGTATTTAAAGATTTTAAGAAATGGAAATCAGGATTAAAACGAAGACGGCGGAGGGAGTCCAGGGGGCTATCCGCGCCGCCATGGACCAGAACCGGCGTTGCAGGGTCTTCCACGCCGTCGGGAACCTCGAAACGGGCGCCCTGGCTGTCGCTCCGGTATCTGACGAGATCGACGCCTACGGGGAGAACTGGCGGGGGTGTACGGGCATCCAGCGGTGGGCCTGGGATACCGTGCCGGGGTATGCGGAGAAAACGGCGGGATACCTGGCGGCCATCCTCCAGGGAGACAAGACGGTCCGACTGTAAAAAATTGTACTTTTGTATGAAAAAAAGTTGCTTTTTTCTTGCATAAGTCAATTAAAAGAGTTACATTTGTACCAGA